ATCATGTGTAATTGTTACTGTTGTTCCTGACTGACTATAACTGCCAGTTTCTACAGTGATACCTTCTATTTCAACTAACTTACCAGCAGCATCAAATACAACATCATTGCCTAATCCACTGTTTCCAAATTCTTTCAAAAAACCATCTAATTGCTGGTCTGTAATATCACCAAAATAATGGGCTTGAAATGGGTTGAAATCCTCGTCTGGAAAAGGAAAAGACATTAAACAGAAACCTCAATCTGGTCTGTATCTATTCCATTTGATACATTTATACTTCCTACAAAAATCTCACCATATACAAGAGGCAGTGCAACACCTGCTCTTGATACGTTTGTGACCCCACTAAAGGCAAAGTTAACAGTGGCATCTTCTGGCTCTAAAGATGACATAGGCTTTGGTTTTGGTGTCAAATAATTTGTGACATCATTAATAATTAAAGAAGTCCCTAAAGCTGTTGCTGCTGTACCAAGAAAACCGAGAAAACCTGCGGCTGGAGCAGCACCACCAGCAAAAAGCAAACCAATACCAGCTAATATTCCAAATATTTTACCTTCAACCACTGGTATTATTTTTATTTCTTCTGCTATTGGATCAAACATATTTTCTTCTGTTATGTTATATCCACCAATATCAACTTTGTAAAATTTACCTATCATATATGTTTCTAATTCTGGGTGATTACAACGCAAAAACCGCATCACTTCAACAGTATTTCTAACTTCTGCCTTTTGTTCTTTCCATCCTACAAAGTCTGCCAGATCTCCATATAGTTTTACTGTCTTAAGCATGGATCTCTCTGTAATGTTTCTATTTTATCTGTTGGTTTAAATTTAAACCATCTTTTTGTTTTTAGTCCAATAATATACCAAGTTTTATTGGATCGTTTACAACTTATAATATCTGCTTCACTGGGATGTTCTGTGCCAATAGGGTGAGAATGTATAACAGCATAAATTCTGCCATATCTGTCCTCAGTATCAGCCCAATCCAAAGGATCTAACAAGAACTGTAAATCATTATGTAAAGCTAAATTCTTGCAAGGAATATATTTATATTTATTTAAATAATTAACAAGAAGTCCACAAGATTCTCTAGGTACTTCCTGTTCTGCATGTACAAAAGCATCTTCTTGCCATGTCATTGATTTAAAAATGTACCAATACGAGGAAATAAATCTCTTGTAGCTACTCTTTTAGGTAAACGTAAATTAACAAGGTCAAGTTCTGATGCAAGTTCAAACTGTACAATTTCTCTATTCTCAAGCACCTTTCTATCTATAAAATAAATCTCTTGTGGTAATTCCTGTGTTGTATCAGGAGTTCCAAAAGGATTTGTACCCCCAGTAAAATTTGCCGCATCCAAATACCTTGCCAGTGTTCTAATCCTTGTAAACTTTGCACCATTAAGATCATTATTAGCAGTAACAGCATTAACAGTGGCGAACAAGGCAGTAATAGTTCCTAAGACATTTGATATTGTAAAAATCGGTCTTGGAATAGCACTACCAGCACCATCAAACTCAAAGCCTTCAGCCTGACATGGAAACTTTTGATATGTATTGCCTTGCCATATAACATCACCATTATTTAAATCGTTCGAGCCAGCATGAAACCTTTGTACATCTGTAGATCCATGCAATGTGCTATCTAAAGTCAAGGTAAAAAGCTCTATGACCGAACTAGGATTTATTTTTTGTAGTTCTGATACTGGTATTGTCATTAGGGTTCAAATACTTCTCTAAAAGTTGTTGTTATAACTGCTCTGTTATTAAAGGGAATCGATTTAGACCATGATTCACAAACAAACTGTGAAGAACTTGATTCTGCTGGTGGGGTAAATGTGAAGCTTGCTTTATCTAAAGCTCTTGCATCTAAAAATGTTTCTATTGTATCTGAATCAGTCTCAGATACAACAAATGTCAGATCAATGGTTTTAGGATTTTGATTTAATCCAAAGATTAATCTATGTTCATACCCATCACCAAGTTTTATAACTTTAGTATTTGGGTTGCTGTTTTTTTTAGTCCCATAAATGGGCTGTATTGAAGGAAAATTTGCCATTTATCTAGTTAATAAACCTCCAGCACGTTTTTCTTTGATTAATTGATCCCGTACAACTTGACCAATTACTTGTCCAAGTGCGTTTGCATCAGCCGTATTACCTGACACTGATGAGCCAGAGGCATCTACATTTACTGTAATCATATTATTAGTTGTACCTCCTCCGCCAATTTTATTATTTGGGATAATTGTACCAGCAACTTTTGGAACAAATAATTCTGGCCCTCTTTCACCAACAACTGAAGCTTTTCCTACTGGCGGCCTACCACCATTTGCAAACAGACCACCTAAAATACCACCTAAAAAACCGCCAATCCCTTTTCTTTCACCGCCAGAAGCAGAAGAACCAAAGGCTTCTCCAAAGCCACCAATAATTTTTTCAATTTGTGCATCAATAATCTTATCTCTGATTCTATTTAATACATTTGTCATCGCCTGTCCGAATGATTGTGCGCCTGTAATAGCATCCCTTAAGTTATTTTTTATACTGCTTTCAATTTCTTCACCGATGGCGGTCATTTTTTCCTTTAATTTTTCTGCGGCTTCTTTATTTTTTTTGATTAAATCTTCTTGTTCTTTTTTCTTTTTGTTTTGACGGTCAATTTCTGCTGTAATTTTTCTTTCTTCATCAAGTTTTTCTTTTATGGGAGTTATTGCTTCTGTATTTGTTTGAAGTTGTCTTTTTAAAGATTGCAATGTTTTTTTATTGCTACTTTCTTCTGCTTGTCTAATTCTTTTTAATATTTTTTGCCTTTCAATAAACAATTTATTAAATTGACTTTTCAACATTTGAACATCACCTTCTTTTAATGCTTTATTAAAATCTCGTTGTTCTTTTGCCGCTTCAACTAATTTTGTCACTACAGCACCGAGACCGACAACTAGCAAACCTATTCCAGTTGTAGCTAATGCTAATTTGAAAGCTGTAGCGGCGGCTGTTGCTTTTGCGAATCCGCCCGCAGTAGCAAAAGCTATTGTTGTAGTTGATGCTAAAGAACCATTTGCCGCAGCCGATGCCAAAGACATAGCCAAAAGATTAGCTTTTAAAGCAGCAATTTGTGCAATAAGAAGAATACTTACAGTCGTCACTCCTTTTATTGCAAAGGCTATACCAGCAAAAATTGCAGCGGTTTGTGCTATTGGTGAATCAAGAAACTTAATTACAGCTTCAGTTAATGCTGTGAAACCTTTTGTTACTTTAAGGACTACAGGTAATAATTTACTGCCTAGCGACAATTGCAATTCTAAAACTGCATTATTAAATTCTTTAAAAACTTCAGCGGGTGAAGCATCCATAATTGCACCAATTTTATTAGCTCCCTCTTCTGCTGATTTTGCTAAAGCTCGCAAAATAATATCAGACCTCAACAAACCTTTTGATGCAAAATCTTTTAGTTTTCCTGAAGCAATACCAGTTTCGTCTGAAATAGCTTTTAATAATTGCGGAACCTGTTCTGCAATACTTCTAAATTCATCGCCTTGTAAACGCCCAGAACCTAAACCCTGCGCAAGTTGCGTAAACGCCGCGCTTGCTTCTGTTGCGTTTAATCCCGCCAATTTTGCAATGGTATTAAAACCTATGAAAGTAGTTTCAATATCTTTTAAAGAAATACCTAAAGGTCTTAATCTTGCAAATATATCAGTAACTCCTCTTGTTGCTTCAACTATTGATAAATTAAACCTGTCTTGTGCTTTTGTTATTAATTCTTGCGCACCAGCAAATTCACCAAATTCAGAAGTTAAAACTTTTAATCTAAGCTGTAAAGCCTGAAAATTAGATGCTGTGACAGTTGCTTGTCTTGCAACAGCCGTTAAAGCAATTCCAGCAAAAGCAGCTTTAAGCCTTCCTAAATTATTTTGTAACCCTGTTGATTGCGCCTGTACACCTTTTAATGCTCTTGTGGCTTGCGAAGCATCAACTGTGAGTTTTACATTAGCCTGTGCCACAAATCAACAAAACCTTTTCTTATATATTACCTTTTATTTGCTCTTTGGCGATTTAATTCTCTTTTTTCTCTTTCATTCTTAACTTCATAATATGCAGCCCAATATATCAGT